CCAGCACCTCGGCAAAGTCTATCAGCCTGAGAACCCCGATGTCATCGAAGTCTATGATGATTTCGTCGGGGATGCTCCTGACGTACAGCTTCCTGACAGCCACGACCTCACCCTTGCACGCCCTTCTCAGCACTTGCGGGGTGACGCTGAGTATTTCAGCAGCCGTCGATATGGAGTTGAATATTGCCACAAGCTTCAGGTTTCCGTCGAAGGCCGCTATCTTCTTTGCCGTGAAGTCACCCATCATTCATCTCGCTGTTTGATAAGTTCCTTGAGGAATTCGGTGGGCACCCTTGATACTGTGAGCGACATTACATGGTGGTCGCTGTAGGCCACCCCGTCGGTCATCGCGTCTGAGAAGATCTGCATCATGTGAAGGAACCCGCTGGGGTCTGCGAACATGAGGAACATGAATGCGAGGTACTGGTTCATGAGCAGGTGCCTGCCGGGTGTCAGATACCACAGGGTTCCAGGTTCCACCATCCCGCTCTCAATCAGCCGTGACACATAGACCTTGTTGAACTTCTGGAACGTCTCAAACGAGAATGAAAGCTCAAAGGTCTCGCAATACTCGGTGGCATCAAACACCATCGTACCGTCTGGAACCTCACCGAAATGCAGTTGCGGGAAGTCCAGCAGCGCGGATTCGGTGAACGTCACGTCTTTCTTCAGGTCGTTCAGCTTCCAGTTCATAGCGGTCTCCGTTTAGCCTCAACGACTTCAGGCAGCATGAAGAGCGAATCGGCATTGTCGAGCTTGTTGCTGACCACCTTGAAACTGTCTGAGGTCATTTCGTACTTCTTGTTCATGTAGTCCTTCAGGTATCTGTCAGCGGCAGCACTCGTGGATGCAGGGACAAGGTATTCCTCGGTCGAGTCCTTCTCATCCTCACCACCGAATATCTTCACTTTGATAAGGAAGAACCCGGCCTGCTCATCATCGAAGAAAGACTCTGAGAGTCCGCAGGTGATGTTCTCTTCCTCTGCAACGGAGTCGTTCAGGAGGATGTTTCCGAGGACTATCTTTGTCTTGATAATCTCGTAATCGCATTCGTCGTACCTTGAGAACTCCCGCTTCTCGATGATTGAGTTCACCAGTTTCTCAGCGTCCGTGTAGTTTGCACATTGGGCAAGCAACTCCAGTTTCTTCTTTGTAAGATCGCCGTTTTCCTTCTCGCCCGTATAGGAAAACTTGAATCTGAAAATCGAATATCTCATAATTTTGAAAGTTTAAAACGCCCTATAATAGAATAGGTGGAAACAGGAAATTTCTGGAAAGCCTATAAAATATGTTAATTTGAGAGGAAAAATCGGAAACAGGAAAATAGTCTTGCTTGTTTCCCAGCGCTTCCTACAGGAAATAGAAAGGTCGGTTTTTGTCTATTACCTTTAAAAATTTATCTACATGAGAAAGAGAACCGACAACATATCGACTGGCGATTTCTTTGCCACCCATCCGATAGTGTCTTACTACAACGAAGTCAAGAAGACAATCAACGACTATGTGCAGGAACTCATCAGGCACAACCGCTACAAGAGCATCGTGAACCAGTCGGAGGACGGCTATGTCCTTGATGACAGGGGGAGGCTGATAGACCTCTATGATTCCTGCATCCTTCAGGACGCCCACCTTCTCGGAACCATCGAGACCCTTTCCTCGTACCTCATAGGCGAACAGTACATGCTTGCCAGGAGGAGCGAGGGCGGCAAGTGGAAGATGGACGATGACGAGACGGCCAAGATACAGGGAACCCAGTTCGAGAAGATCATCACGGGTATCATGTATGCCGTGTTCTACGGCTACACCCTCATTGAGATCAAGCAGGACATCGACCCTGAGACCGGAAGGCTGAAGGAGGTGAACCTGATTGAGAGGAGGAACGTTCTCCCCGGCCAGCACCGCGTGGTTCTCAGGGAACATGAGTGGGATCCGGGCTACAACATCGACGATAAGCGATTCAACAAGAACTACGTGCTGATTGACACCGGCGGCCTCGGCCTTTTCTCGGCCACCACCCCGCTCGTGCTCGCCAAGAAGTTCACCATTGCCAACTGGGTAAACTTCGCGCACACCTACGGTCAGCCCATCATCCACGGAAAGACGAATGCCGAGGACGAGGCGAGCCGCAAGAGGCTGGCAGGCTCCATTGCCAATGCAGCCCAGAAGAAAGTTCTTGTAACTGGAAAGGAGGATGAGGTTGACGTGAAGACGTTCGTCACCTCCAACTCTGAGCAGATATACGACAAGCTGAAGGCCCATGCCAACTCAGAGATTTCAAACCTCATCCTCGGTTCCGAGTCGATGGCCGGTGCAACTCAGTCCTATGTCGGCTCCACCAAGGCGCATGAGGACATTTTCCGTGCGAGGCTGAAGAAATACCGTCGTGTCATTGAGAACTACATGAACGAGAAGGTCATCCCAGTCTTGAAATACTGGGATATCATAGCCGATGACGTATGGTTCAAGTATCGCAAGCGTGTCGAGATGTCGGACGAGAACAAGATCAAGCTCTATGACGTGCTGACCAACAAGTACAGGGTTGACGCTGACATGATCGAGGATGAGTTCGGTGTCATGGTCGGCGAACAGTTCAATGACATGGAAGGCATGTTCGGGGATACTGGGACTGCCGGGCTTGCTGAAGGTGAGAGCGACGACGACCACCATATCATGAGCGACGAGGAATACATGAGGCGATACGGCCATCCGAGGGGTGTCAAGAAATCGACCTCAAACAAGGATAACAACAAGGGCACCGAAGAGACCGAGGAGGTAGAGGACAGGATAAATTTTCTAAGAGGGATGCAGGGATAGGCTCCTGTGTCTCTAAGATATACAATGCCTTGACCACCGACAAGAAGGACGAGAACGACGTTGACTACTCGGAGCTCCTTGCCCTTTTCATCGCCTTGCTGAAGGTGATGGGCGATGAGAAGAAACGCATTGCAGCGCTTCAGGCTTTGGCTGCAAAGAGGGCCTATCACGGTATCAAGTATGCTGCAAGGGCTTTCAGGATGGTTCCAGAAGAAGTCAAGCTGCTGCTGAGGAATACCGAGGACAATACGCTGACGAAGGAGGATATTGAGAAGCGTGACAGGCTTGTGGCCGCCGTTGACAATATCATAGCCTTTTCCGTAGCGGAGGAATACCAGCTCTATAGGAAGGCCGATGCCGTGGACGGTGTGGACTTCAACGACATAGACTGGAACGACCCAGATGAGATGGCCGAGTACTATGACCTTTGCGAGACCTACAACAAGCGGTATGCAGCCGTTGAGAACTCCGACATAGAATATGCCATGACCGTCGCGTGGAGCTGGATCCACTGGGGAGCCAACCAGCTCGTAACCTACTGGACTCAGAACGATGACCGCGTGAGGCCGTGGCACTTTGCGCTTCAGGGATATTCTGCAAGGAGGGATGATTTCCCAGAATGGATGATACCGCCTATTGAGTGGGGCTGCCGCTGCTTCCTCATCATTGGCGAAGACGAATACTACAATAAGCTGAACGTGAAGCAGATAGTCGGCAAGGCTCCTGAGAAGCCGAAGCAGATAGATGGTGTTTTCAGCGAGAGCGTTGCGAAGTGCGGAAGGATATTCGGGGAGAAGCATCCGTATTTCACCATCAAGTCATCCGACAAGGATATGCTTCAGGAAATTGTTGACAACATAAAGAAGGAGTGGTATGGCAACACCTAAGAAAAGCTCCGCGTTCATCTTCAATCTCACGAAGGGAAAGAAGAAGACCTTTGAGATCACCTTCGACCAGATGGCGACCCAGATAGCGAACCTTCCAGAATACGTTAGGCTTGCGAGCCTCAACTTCACCGTTGACCTCAGCAGGAAGGCGAGGGATGTCTTTCAGCAGCGATTTGACAAGGATTACCAAGGATTTCATGATGACTGGACGGAATTGGCGCACGACACGAAAAGGAAGAGAAGGTGGATGATGAAGACATTCTCAGGCTTTACCGAGGGGGAGTCAAGGAAGATCCTGACCAACTTCGGCACGTTGAGAAGGTCGATCAAGATAAATGACAGCCTTGGATACAATACGCCCACAAGGACGATGCGCAGGGTATATACCGACCCCAGGGAATTTGCCAACTCACCGATTCACAAGGGATTCAACTATGCCGGAATCATGCAGACTGGAAGACCCGCTGGCAATGGAAGAGTGAAAGCCATCCCTGCAAGGCCGTTCATGGGACACCACAGGTTCATAGATGAATGGAGTGAAGAGCGGATAGACAAATACCTTCTCAGGTCAGTGTTTACCGAGACTGGAGGCTTTGGCATGAAGGGCGATCTTCCATTTAACATCAAAAAATAGGTAGCACAATGAAAGTAGATAAGACAACAGGTAAGATTGAGGGGGCCGTAGAGATCCCGGCCATCGAGGAGCATGTGACCCAGATACAGGTTCCGACTACAGGCATCATAGCCGCTCTGAGGGCTGTCAGGGAAATCCTCTCAAACATCAGGTGGGAATACGGAAATCCTGAAAGCCCCCTTATATTCAAGACCGTCCAGCATGATGACGGACAGTTTGAGAGGATTGTGAGGAAGGGCGCGAACCTTGAGGACGGCATCGGTTTCCCAGCCGTTTTCTACCACATCATTGACGCGCGCTGGCTGAAGGAAACCAACCGCCAGAGCGAGATACGTGCCGACCTCAGGGTAAGGTATGTCCTCAACCGCCTGAACGTGCATGACAACTTCGACACCGAAACTGAAGGCCACTATGTCATGGAGCGCATCAAGCAGGAAGTGGAGCTTCACCGCCTGGAATACGAGGCGCTCACCAAGCATTGCCTCCTTAATTATTACTATAAGTACGAGAGCTTTGACGATAGCCTGCAGCCATGGGGTATCTCATGGGACTTGTGGGTGGAGGAATCCAACGTATGGGTGGAGCGCAACAAGCGTAACGTGCATATCGTATTCCCACCGTTTGCCAACCATTCAGACCAGACTGACCCCGAAACGATGAATCCTGAAGGCCATACCTACGAAGACCATCCGAGGGAACTTGACGCTGCATCCGAGTATGTCATGGGCGGTGTCGAGAACACGGATGCGGATGGCGGCGAATAGCCCCGAAAGCCCTTTGCCGTCAAGACCTTGCAGAAATACATGTAAAAAATTTTTACTATTATAGGGAAAAACACCAAAATGGCACAAAAAGAATTTAAGTACATCAAGGGAGCCTATGAACAGGGTATGCCAGCCGACATATGCTTCTACTGTGATGTCGAGAGCTGGAACTGCGAGGATTTCCTCTTGGAGTTCCACTACCTTGAAGACTACGTCATGCCCTCAATCATCAGGATCCACATCAATTCAGGTGGCGGCAGGGTCGTTGACGGCATGAGCGTGTTTGCAGCCATCCAGAACAGCAAGTATCCGACACAGACCATCAACGACGGCATTGCCGCCTCGATGGGTTCCATCATCTGGGCAGCCGGAAAGGAGATGTTCATGAAGGACTACGCCCTGCTGATGATCCACAATCCCTTTATGGAGATGGGTGCGGCAGACGAGAACTCGAAAGCCGCCATTGAAGCCTTCAAGAACCAGATCAGCATCATCTACCAGAAGCGTTTCGGGATGTCTGAGGAGGAAGTCAAGGACGTCATGGACGGAAAGGAGGGTGTTGACGGTACGTGGATGACCGCCCAGCAAGCCATTGAGAAGGGTTTCATCGACCAGCTTCACATCATCGAGACACCCGAGGTTGTCAGGCAGAGGGTTGCCGCAGCCGTTGAGGGCGTGAGGAACGTGAAGGCCATTTCACTCGTGATGGAATCCGAAAGCGAAATCTGGAACAAATCCGAAAATCATATTGTTGAACCAAAAAAAGAGAAAATGACAGAAAAGGACATCAAGGTTTTTGCCGCTCAGGTCGGAATGGCTGAGGGTGAAATCACCGAAGAGAAGGTTTCTGCCCGTCTCGCCCAACTCATGAAGACCGAATCTGAGGCCAAGGCTTCAGCCAAGGAGCTTCTGGAGGCAAAGAACGAGCTGAAGACCGTGAAGGCCGATTTCGACAAGGTTAGCATCGAGCTTACCGGAGCCAAGAAATCGGTTGAGAATCTGACAAACGACCTCAAGTCTGCCAAGGACGAGCTTCAGAAGTATCGCGACGCAGAGGCAGAGGCTTTGAACAAGTCTATCGAGGAAAAGGTCGATGCCGCCATTGACGTGTGCAAGATCGGCAAGGAAGACCGTGAGACGTGGATTGAGATGTTCAGGAACAACTTCGAGCTTGCCGAGAAGACCCTTGCCACCATCCCAGCCCGCGAAGACCTCTCAGGAAAGCTGAACACACCTGAAGCCAAGGACAAGGCCAAGGAAGGCATGAAGACCGAGGAGGAGAAGGTGAAGGAAGTCGTTGACAACACCGTCGGCAAGGACTTCAAGTTCCGTAAGTTGAGCTAAAAATCATTCAAAACCAAATTAAATTATTCAAGTAATGGCTACATTCAGTTTTGGCGCCGGTACAAGCAATTACAATGGTGAGGTTCTTGAGGATCTTCTCACCTATACCGCGCAGGAAAATGAGACCTACAAGGAGGGACTCATCCATATCAAGTCGGGTATCCAGAAGAAGTACACCCTGCCATCCATCCAGCTTGGAACCATCATCCAGGATCGCAAGGCCACCCCCCTGTCACCCAATTTCTCGGCTGCAACCCCCACCGTGGACGCAACACGCATGGGTCTTTCCATTGACAGCCTCGGAACCTATGAGCTCGCAGAGCGCTATCTGGAGCCTGAGGACTTCATGATCTACATCGAGTTCAACCCACGCGACTTCGAGGACTACTACAAGCCCTTCCAGCCCACCGGTACGCTGGTGTTCCGCGAGCTTGACCCCAAGGTGCAGGCTGTCATGCTCCGTCTGCTGATGGAGCGCAAGAACCAGTACATCAACCATGCCATCTGGTGCGCAGCCAAGGATGCAAGCAAGTACACCGGCACGGCTCCTTCTTCTGGCAGTGCTGCTGCTGAGATTGGCGCCAACGACGTTGCAGGCCCCATGAAGTATTTCGACGGAGCCATCGCACGCATCCTCCAGAACGCCGTCGCAGCATCCGGCACCGAGGACGCACGCAGCGGCAAGGTCGTCGTCACCGGCTCTACCTTGTTTGCTGACGGTCAGGCTGTCGAGGCAGAGCTCTTCGCCATGCACGAGGCTACTCCGAAGCAGATCCGCAAGAACCCAGGTCTTGTCTATCTGATGGACTACAAGTCTTGGGATGCCTACTCGAAGTATATCTCGGCAAAGACCTACAAGTACACTGACAACACTCAGGAGAACCAGTTCCGTTTCCGTGGCAAGCGCATCATCCCGATGGTCGCACTTCCAGACGATACCATCATCCTGGGTAACTTCACCTCTGGAGTCGATTCTAACCTCTGGATGGGTGTTGACTACGCAGACGCTGAGAACGTCGTGCAGATCGACAAGCTCCAGAACAACTCAGAGCTTTACTTCTTCAAGGCCCTCTTCAAGATGGACGTGAACATCGTGAAGCCCTCTGAGATCGTCGCCCACGTTCCTTACACCTATGCTCCTTAACCGGGAGCATAGGCTTCATTTAAGAACCTAAAGATTGCAAGATATGGCAAGAAAAGCAAGTACAAAGAAGGATGAGCAGGAGACCAAGGTTGAGAATCCCGAGGTCATTGCTCCCGAAACCAAAGAAGAAGTGACGGAAGAGACCAAGGCTGAAGAGACCGAGGCCACCGCTCCAGAGACCAAGATCGAAGAGCCTGAGGCTACAGCCCCCGAAACCAAGGAGGAGGAAAAGGCACCTGAGGAGACGAAGGACAAGAAATCCCCCGAAAAGGATGAAGAGGCTGAGAAGACGGAGGAAGAACCTGTCATTCCCAAGAACGTAGATGCAGTTCTGAAGCTGTATCCTAACTATCGGAAGCTGTGGGTTGACCAAAGGGGAATCCGCAAGTTCCCTGAGAAAACCCCCAAGGCACTTCTCGATGGTTGCACTCTTTACACCAACCCGTATTTCAACAACCAGTAATAAAAATTCAAGCAAATGCCTACAAACACTAATTTGGGTGGTGTCTTCATGAAGGACACTGACGGCAATCTGAACACCGGTACATACCTGAGTTCCGAGAACGTCTGTGGTATCATCTTTGACACCAAGGTCGTTGGAGGTCTCGCAGCAGCTCTCGGAAGCGGCGATGCTGCCACCAACTTTGCAAATGGCAATGTGGTTGAACTGAACACGATGGACGATATTGCCGCAGCAGGTATCACCTCGTCCGTCATGTGCGGTCTGCCATTGTTCCATCTGACCCAATTCTTCCAGCTGGCAGGCGACAATCAGCGTTTGTTCGTGAGCTTCATGGATTCCACGTCCGATGTAAGCTTCACGGCTATCGAGCAGATGCAGCTGGCAGCCAAGGGTCTTATCTATCAGATCGGCGTATGGACAGGTGAGGCTATCGCTACCGCTCCTGAAGGCAATGGCGACTACAACGTAGTTACCAACGGAGTCCTCTCCAAGCTTCAGGCACAGGCAGAGGTTCTCGGCGGCAGGATCGGCCAGACGAACTTCGAGGGCAATGCCCCCGTCAACATCGTCCTCACGGCTCCCATCATCAATGCCGCCACGTGCGACTACAACAAGCTCCCCGACCTGACATCCCTGAATATGCCGAAGGTGACTATGCTCGTCGGTCAGGCTGCAGGCAAGGAAGTCCACGACATCCAGCTTGCCCTTGCAACGTCCGTCGGTGAGACTACGAGCTATGCACTCGTCGGCTGTGTCGGTGCAGTCCTCGCTTGCCTGGCCGTTGCTCCAGCCGATGAGAGCATTGCCCACGTTGAGAACTTCAACATGGCTCAGGCCATGACGTCTGCAGAGCTCGGTTTCGGCAACCTTACCGTTACGAGCGGAGCCTACAATGCCGCTGCATCGTTCACCAACATTGACACCATCGGTTACACCAAGCGCAACACCAAGCTCCACCAGAAGGGCTATGTCTTCCTGACCACCCTCGACGGCATTGAGAACGGAGTGTTCGCCTCCAGTGACCAGACTCTCTCTACGGGCGACTACCGCCTTATCTCCCGCTGCCGTGTGATGCACAAGTCTCGCAGGGTTGTCCGTCGCTCCCTCCTCCCCTACGTCAACCAGACATGGGAAGTTGACTCAGCCACGGGAACGCTCGGTGAGGATGACATCACCATCATCTCCAACACGGTTTACAGGGCCATTGATAACAACATGGTTCAGCCCGGCACCTCGAATCCGCAGATCAGCGGCCGAGAGGTTGTCATCGACCCGAATCAGGACATCCTGTCCTCCGATCAGCTGTTGATCACCTACAAGCTGGTTCCGAAGGGTACTACGGCTGCCATCTATGTTACCGAAGGGTTTAGTTCAAGCATTGGTTAAACCATAAAAACTACAGATAATGGCAACATACATCAATCACGTCGCATACTCCTGGAGTATGATTCAGTTGAAGACCACGCTTGCCGGTGATGCCGGTGGTGAAAGCGGTCTGCTCATCGACGCCACTGCTATCAACTGGAACGTTAACCGTCAGGTTGACAACATCTACGGTCTGGGAGGTCAGCCCCGTGGCCGTGGCTTTGGAAACGTTGAGTATTCGGCTTCCATCACGCTCCCCTATGCCACTCAGGTTACGCTCCGTGCGAAATCCGAGAATGGAACCCTGATGGGTCTGGGTGACTTCGATCTCGTCGTAAGCTTCACCAACGACCTCTCCCAGTCGGCCAACACCGAGACGATCACCCTGTCGGAGTGCTTCTTCACCCAGGGAGGCATGAGCGCACAGCAGAACGATACTTCTCTCACGCAGGAGTTTGACTTGCATCCGTACCGCATCTTCAACCCCAAGGCGCAGTCAACTGCCACCTGGTCGTTCGAAATGTACAGCAAGTAACAACGGTTTGCTTATACCAAAGGGGGATATCTTTCGGGATATCCTCTTTTTTTTCGTGATTTTTTAAGGAAAGGTCTCTCTCCATTCTATTATTAAGCGATTTTTAAGTCAAACCGTTTAAATATTAAATTTATGGAAGAGAATCAGAACAATCAGGAAGCCACGCAGGTAAGCATGGCTCCGGCAGTAGAGAACGCAAACCCTGAGAAGGAAGTTGAAAGCGGCTCAATCAGCGGCGACCTGAAGGGGCTTACGGACGAAATGCGTCAGGCCATCAGCGCGAAGATCGCTGAAATCAAGAAGGAGAAGAAGCTGAAGCGCGTCTATGCCATCGTCGTGTTCGGTGACGATGAGGACGAGAAGGATGTCTATGTAGGCTACTTCAGGCGTCCTGACTTCCCGACCTACACCATGTTCTCCATGAAGGCTGCGAACGACCCCATCCAGGCATCGAGGATGCTTGCCCAGAACTGCTTCGTGGCAGGTGACAAGGAACTGGTGGATGATGACGACCTGTTCTCGTTCGGACTGGCAGCGCACATCACTGCCCTCATCGAAGGAAGGGACTCTGAACTGGTAAAAGGTTCGAGCGTTGGCAAGTAAAGGATGACGGGCTTCGCCAGCGCTACATCTTCATAGCGTACTACTTCCCCCACATAAGGATTGAAGAACTTGACGATGAGCAGTTTGCCTTCTGGTCTGAGAATGCTCTCTACATGCACAGCCAGGTATTACAGGGAATGCAGGCTCAGGCTTTGGGAGCGGCTTTCGGGGGAGCGGCTAAATAGGGTTGACGGTTTTGATAACCGCCACCCCTTTTTCTATTATATAAAAATCATATTGCTATGCCCGGATTAGGAAAGGTAACACTTGGAACCGTCAGCGACAATTCATATATCAATATATCGTTTGACGAAAGTATTTGCGGAATGCTGTTTGACTACAGCTCAGACAGCGGTGTTTTTGACGCTCACCAGCTGATAGCCACTAACTTTGCGGATGGCCAGACTGTCGTTCTGAACGGTCTCGGTGACGCTGAAGGCTACGGTCTGCTGGATGAGAGCTTCATGTACGGCATTCCAGCCTACCATATCAGGAGGTTCTATGAGTTTGCCGACGATGATGCTGAGCTTTATGTCATGTTCGCCTCCTGCATCGCTGAATCTCAGGTATATACGCCAGACTTCAGCTGCATCCAGACCATGCAGAGGGCCGCGAAGGGAAAGATATTCAACCTCGGTATCTGGACGGAGCAGAGCGTATGGCAGATGAACGGAGAGGAAATAGGCTTCACCCCGCTCATAGGGAACATACAGTCTCAGGCCATGGAGCTGTGCGGAGGCGACGGCATGTTTGCAAACAACGTATCCCCGCTCACGGTCATCCTGAATGCCAACACGTCTTCCATTTCCGGCTCTGACAGTAGGGATGTGGATTTCAAGCACCTGCCCTATGCCAATTCGCTCGAATGCAACAAGGTAACGCTTCAGATAGGCCAGGAATCCTCGGACAAGATACACTCCATGCAACTCTCCACGGTATCATTGACACCTGTGGGGATGATGGGCGTTGCGCTCGGATTCCTCAACAGGGCGTCGGCTGAGGAAAGCATGGGCTACGTGAAGAAATACGATATCAACGTAAACGACACCCTCCCAGACGTTGAGCTTGGATTCGGAAACGTCAGTGTGGGAGGCGACAACTATTACACTCCGCTCTCAGACGTCAATAGGTTCCGCCAGAACATCATGTCTGAAAGCGGCTACGTGTTCCCGACCAGCTATATCCCAAATGAAGGCTCGCTGTACTTCAACAACGACCAGACCCTTTCCGAGAAGGATTTCAAGTACATATCGAGGAACAGGGTCATGAGCAAGGTGAAGCGCATCATCAGGAGCATCATGCTCCCGATGGTCAACGGCAGCCTCCTCGTGAACCATAAGACCGGCTACCTTGACAATGCCGAGATTACGGTCATCATGAGCAGGATCATCAGCGCGCTTGACGAATACCTCATCAATCCTGAAGGCCAGTTACAGGTAAGTGGCAGGTGGGTTGACATTCCATTGGATCAGAAAGTGCTTGAAACGGATTCCATCAGCATGACCGTCCAGATCGTACCGCTTGACACCTCTGAGGTAATCAGGTTCGAAGATACATACAGCATTTGATCACCAAAAAAAATAAGCATATATAATGGCAGATAGAGTCTATTCCGTCAGATATGACATTGTTGCTGAAGCAGGTAAGGCTATAGAGACATTCAATTCCTTGCAGAATCCGCTTGTCAATTTAAAGAGAAATTCGCAAAAGCTGTCTTCCAGCCTCACTACAACGGTAGAAAGGCTTATCAAGTTCAAGGAAGTCCTGAATGAAATCTCAAGCACAAGCAAGAACATAGAGATAAAGGTCAACTTTGACATCGCCTCCTTCAATAGAAACCTGAAAGAGATGGAGCTGAATGCCAAGACGTCTGCCGCAAGGATAAGGGGAACCTTTGAATCAATCTTCAAGGATACCCACGGCGACTTTATGAGCAAACAGTCGTTGCTTGGAACTCCTATCAAGCAGCATGTCTCAGGCATAAGCAAAAACATGTCGAAAGAGATTGACGAGATGATCAAAGCCTCTGAAACGCTTAACAGGAAAGTTGCTCAGGCTGCCAGACAACACACCCTTGGCAGGGCGCTTAAAAAGGAAGGCAATGGATATAAGCTCGCACCTGGTGGCGCAGATATTTTAAGGAATCTATATGGAGGTTCCAGCGGCCCATCCAAGGAAGATCCTGAAAAACTGAAAAACAGGGCTGTCAGGGAAATAAAGTCGCTTGGAATCGCATTGACGCAAGCCGAAATGGACTTGTGGAAATCATTAAACGGCGTTTCAAAAAAAGCATCCGTAGAAAATGGAAACCTCAGTTTTGGCGGTCAGGTACTCGGTAATCGTGAAAAACTAATACGAGACGCGATTGAGGAAAGGAGAAAGGAGATTGTCGCTGAAAAAGCCACCCTTCAGAAAGAGCAGAAGGATATAGCCAAGAACCTGAAGCCATTGATGGGAAGCCAGAAGGTTTCTCCCGGCCAACCTTTCTTGTCAAACCTCGCATTTAACCCAAGAGAGATTATGAATGCCGCCAAATCCTATGAAAAGTTGATTGGCAGCATCAGTGAAAAGGCTGTTGACATAAAGGTAAGACTTACTGGCCTCGGTGAAGTGAGGGAACAGTTCACTTCCTTTGTAAACAACTTGAAGACATTGGGCGAAAGCAAGTTGTTCTCACCAGCTTCAGCGACAAAATACAAGAATCCAAACAGTTTCCCGCTTACGGCAAACGTAGGTGCAAATCCAAATTGGCTTTCGCCGGATATTGCCAGGATGATCAATACTCAGGACGGATACAGCGGATTCCAGTATTATGCGAAAAGCGATGAGTTGTGGGGAGCCGAGGCCGCCAAGTATGAAAAGGCGATGGAGGATATTGAAAAACGGCTTATCCAAAATGGAATGATTGGAAAAGGCAATAGGGTGCTGAAGAAGACCAAAGACTATTTCCAGTCTGGAGACCAGAGAAGGTATTCCCCGACATCCGTAATGGTTCTTGAGGAACTGACAAGGAAAGCTGCTGAGAAAGGGGTGTTTGACGTTCCTATCAAAAACAGGTATGTCTCTCCCGTAACTTCTGCTGGTGCCGCTACTGAAAAACTCATGAAGGCAATGACTATTTCGCAGACTGGGAAGGGTACTGGTGAATTTGTCATTAATGTCAGCGGAAACTACAAGCAACATATGGCGAGCCTTGCTGATTTTGCTACGTCCCTACCCTTGCTGAAGAGTAAGAACGTAGAGGTGAAGATAGGCGTTGCAGGACTTTCAAGCGAGGCCGTAAACCAGATTAAGAACATTGCCGTTCCCAAGGAGGCCAAGGTGACTGTCCCGCTATCCCTCTCCTATAAGAATGCGAGGGATATGGTTCCACGTACCCTTGGCGTGCTCCAGAGGATCATCGCTGAAAGGGGAGGCGTAAAGGTTCCGCTCACTATAGACCGTACAAAGGTAGGTGGGCAGCTTAACAGCCTTGTCAGGAACCTCAGGACGCTTATAGCTGAGAACAGGCTGACAATCCCGGTCAACCTTCAGAGCCTTGACATGAAGAAGTCGAAGAATGTGCCGACCATTAACGTGAAGGCGAAGGTTACTGGCCTGACGAGTGCCGTGAGGGAGGCTAACAAGGCATTCCAGGAGAGGGTGAGGAACATGAAGAACTCCCCTGCCCTTAAAATACCAATACAGCTGAAGTGGGGTGACAAGGAGAACAACATGAGGGCTCAGATCAAGCGTATGCAGTCTTCGATCCCAGCCCTGAAGGTAAGCGTTGACCTGACGCTTGCGAAAGCCCAGATAGATGACCTTGCAGCCTATATCCAGAGAAAGGGCATCATCAACATGGGTGCCATGTCAGGGCCTAAGTCTCAGGGGCCGTTCAGGAACTACAGGCCAGGCTCAGGTGAATCGTTCGCTGCTGGCGCTGTCGGTGGCGGCAGAAGAGGTTCTGGAGGTGGTGACAGCGGAGGCCGTGTATATGGCGGCGGAGGCGAAGGCGGCAACTTCCTGACAAGGCTGAGAAGGTTCGCATACCCACTCACAGGAAACCTTTCCTACGGTGCATCATCCCCGATGGCTCTCCAGATGTTCAAGGATATGCCTGTGATGATGGGTGTGGGCGGTGCTATCGGTGCCGTGACGAACGGTATCGGACAGGCATTCGAATATCAGGACACAATGCGAGTGGCAAGGTCTATCCTCGAAAGGAGCTATAAGGGCAACAACTTCGAGAAGGACTACAGGAACATGGAAATGACCGCGAGGAACGTTGCGAGGAATACCAAGTTCACAGGCAAGGAGGCTGCTGATGCCGTCCGCTTCATGGCTATGGCAGGACTGGACATCCCGAAAATCAACAGCTCCATCAAGCCTATCGCGGACATCGCCCTCATCGGCAGGAACAACCTCGGTGACATTGCCGATATCATGACCAACGTCCAGACCACCTACAAGATACCTGCTGACAAGATGGAGCGCATGGCAGACGCTATGGCCAACACCTTCACCAAGACGAACGTAGATATGATGATGATTGCGGAATCCCTGAAGTATGCAGGTGGTATCGCTCAGCTTACCGGAACGTCGCTCGGTGATTCGCTCGCCATGATCGGTATCATGGGTAACAACGGTATCCAAGGCTCGATGGCCGGTACTTCAACCCGTATGATGATGCAGAACATGATACGCCCGAACAAGGGTCAGGCTGCCATGTGGAAGAGTCTCGGCATCAGCACCACGGACGAGCATGGCTTCGTAAAAGATCCAATCAAGCTCCTTGGTGAGCTGAAGGGCTACGTTGACAAGAAATACGGAAGCAAGGAATACATGGAGCTTGGAAAGGGCGAGGAGTTCAAGAACAAGGCTCTGGGAACGCTTGTCTCCAACATGTTCCGCGTCACCTCTACGGCTGGCGTGGCCGCCCTGCTGCGTGACTATGACAAGCTGGTGGAGCTTTCGGAATCCAACAAGAGCAGTTCCATCAACGGACTCTCAAGCCGTCTTTCAGGCTTCCAGCAGAATGAGGTGAAGGGTCTTGTCGCAAAGGTTTCCTCGTCGCTTCAGGAGCAGATACTCCAGATTATCGAGAAGAACACCGGATGGATCAAGAAAAAGCTCATAGAGGCTAACGAGTGGATGAGCTCGCCCGAGACAAAGAGCAAGCTTGAAAGCCTTATCGAGACGCTGAAGAACATCGTTGACGGATTCATAGACGTCGGCAGGGGCGCTCTCTGGGCCTATGAGAAGTTTAACAGCATCAAGATATTCGGAAATGGTCTGGTGGACTTCCTTATCAAGTTCCAGCTGTATATGACGGCCATTGGTTCTACGCTCAGGCTTGTCCTCTCACCGCTCAACATCTTCAGCGGATTCAGCTTTGGCGGAGGCATGGGTGCTGCTGGTGCTGGTGCTGCTATGGGTGGTACTGGATTTGCTGCATTTGCTGGAACCGGTATAGCTTCATTGTTTAATTCCAGGAGAAGAAGAGGATTTAGCAGGGATGGATATGAAAATTTAGGTTCCGATTTTGCAAGGACTGTATCGGCAGGCCATCATAGAAAAATAAACACAGGATTCAAAGGAGTTAACAGCCTTGAGGCGCTGTATATGATGGATCTTGCAGTAGGTGTTCCTGAAGAATTGATACAGAGAACTGCGGCTACATCGGCATCTATCAGAAGACACGCCATTAAGGTTGCAAAGATGAGAAGAAGACGCGAGCAGCTTCTTGATTCAGCCCTTATTTCTCAGTTTATTATGAGCAGGGGCGTAAAGAATAGCGCTGGGCTTGTCGGACAATCCATGAGAGCAAACTTCCTTGCTGGACGTGCTTTTGGTTCATTCAGTGGGGCTGGAGCTGTTGGTGGTATTAAGAGCAGCCTTATTTCAAGTCTGACAACTGGATTCATGGGGTTGTCAAAGGCTATGGGTCTTTTGCTCAGTCCTATTGGTTTGGCTACGATGGCTATTGGTGGCCTTGCTACTGCTGCCTATATGTTACATAAAAGAAATCAGAAAGGAAGGGAAGAAGCCCAAAAAACTATAGAAAAAATAAGAAAAGTTGGCGAAATATCTAATCAAAATAAAGGATTTAGTGTATCTTCTTTACCAGATTCTTCGCCATTAAAAGTCGGCGTTGCAAGTTTTATACCGACTTCAGGTATTATTAAACATGGAGCCGTAAAAAACAATGTGCCACTTAGTAGAAACACATATTTTAGTAGCATTTTAAATCCTTCAAAGGGCTCGTTTGGCACAATGGGAAGGCAAACAAGCTATGCAGATGCTTTATATGATGAATATATTGCAAAAGGATTAAATGTGTATGGTGGCCAGCAAATACAAAGATCCGCATTTTTAGATGAATACAATAGAATCGGTGGAACCAAAGAGACACTTAAAGATTTGCAAAGTAAAGCTTTACAGGGGGCTGCAATGCTTAGTGGAGCAAATTCAAATCGTGTAAGTGTTTGGGGTAACTATATTAAAAATCAAGCTGAAAAAATATTTGCCATTAAAGATGCGGATAAACGGAACAAAGCTTGGGAAGATCTTGAAAAGAGAATCAGTGAAGTTTCAGAAAAATATAAGAAGCAAGCTGAAAATTTGAAATCTGTTACAGACCTTCAAAAGAGATACGGTGATAACCTTAAAGATGCAAAATCATCTGAGATGATGAATACCTCAGAATATAGACTTGCAGAGGCTAAGGCTATTGCAGATCTTATGAAAAATATGGGGAATACAGCCGTAGGTCAATATCTCGCTACACACGTTCTTGACGCTGGTGTTAAAGATAAAAGCGGAGCGGCTATTAGGGCAATAGTTAGCGGATTAGGGATAAAAATTGGTGGATATAATGGCAAGAGCGTTGAGACATCATTGTCATTTAATAAATATGGCGGTATAGATTGGAATAAACTCCAGGAAACACTTAAAAAGAATGGCGTTGACCTTACATTAACATTTGAGAATAAACTTGGAATTATAGAACGGCTTTATAATCTTGTTAAGGCAAATCCATATTATAAAGAAGTTACGATGTATCTTAATTGGATATATAATAAAATCAGTTCTAATGGCCCAACAAATATTCTTGGTGGACAAAACCCATTAACTATTCAAAGAAATGTTGATAATATAATATCTGGAGGAGGCTCAATTAAAAGATCAAGTGGTCTTGGGTTTTCTTCTAATATAGGGTCTTTAAATTCTGGGAAATCTGGATTTGGATTTAACGGAGGTTCTGGTCTTGGTCGCAAGGCTCCTGACACATTCCTTCCAAAAACCACTACTCAGATGAAAAATGACAAATATGGATTGCTTTCATATAGTGGATCTGGAATGAGTTCAAAAAATAATATTGTTGTTAATGTTGGAGGTATTACAGTAAATAATGACGCAGATATGAATGAAATTGAAACAAGAATTGAAAAGGGTGTTCTGACAGCTATGAACGCGGTTCTTGTGGATCAAAGCAACAATTCAATGTATAATATCTAATTAAAAAGGGGCAGTAAAATACACTGCCCCTTTTATTATTCTGATTTATTATTTTCAGATTCTACTGAATATTCTGCTGTGCCAACTTTTAAAGGAGAGCCATCTGGAAGGTCTGAATTTTTAAATCCTTTGTTTTGATTTGTAATTTCGCCAACCTTTTCTATTTTCTCCATAGTTCTTTTATACTCCATTTTATCAGCTTTATTCTTTTCATTCGCAAAATACGCTCCAACACAAAGGGCTATCAGAACAACCCCTGCAATAATCGCCGTAACAACATTCTTTTTCATAATCTCATTGTTTTAAGTTTTCGGCAAATATATCCCGAAATACCAGAACTTCCAAACAAGGTGCTGATATTTTAAACTTTTTTATTGAAACTTTCTATTATAGAGAAAACTGAAAGAATGGCAAAATCAGGATTTATGAAGCTGACGGACGATGTGCTTCAGAGCGGAGCCAGTTCAGCCATCAGCGCAACTGCCTCCATCGGCATAGACTGGCTGAACACTCAGTTTGGCAGCGGATTCAGGGGGAGCGGCACGAAGTTCTACTGGAATAAGGACATGCACGGCGGGATACTTGACGTCGTGGTGAGCAGTGCGTTTACGACCATGAGCGGCATGCTGAAAGACTATGCGCTGGAACAGTATAAGAACCTGATAGGACTGAACAAGAAAGGTGTTGGCAATAGCGTTAACCCTGCCGTCACCATCATCAGCGAGGGTGAGGTGGGTAACAACAGCAAAGCTACAATCAGGCAGATCAAGAACAGCGAGTATGGTATCATGGACGTTGGCGACAAGAACAAGGTGGAGGCGCTTGACTGTTACGGAAACAGGTGTGTCGATGCCATCATGCTGAAGATACCCCTGAAGACGCCCATCAAGATTACCAGGAGGTTCGCGACGAGCAACGGATCCAGCTCAATGATAGACGATGAAGACAAGATAAGACGTTCCCAGCCCATCATCAGCAAATACCTCGTATGGTATGACTGTACGGCCATCGTAGCCCCTAACAGCAAGAAGAACATCCTCGTTACGAAGGTGAGCGGAAGGGACTACAGCCGAAAGGAATTTATCTCAAACGGTGACATAGAGTTCTCCGTTTCTGGCAGGCTCAACAGCAACATTGCCGACGTGTATCCTGAGAACGAGGTGAAGAAGTTCAAGCATATCATGGACTACAAGGGTCTGATAGAGGTGAACAACCAGGTTCTCAATACGCTGGGCGTGGAGAAGATATTGGTTCTGGACTGGGACATCAGCCCCCAGAAGGGGTATAAGAACATGCTGGAGTATTCCTTTCACGGCATAGGTATCATGCCGTCCGTGGAGGTCAAGGCTTCAGAGGACACCGTTACCTTCATCAACTCTGCCATTGCATCCAGTTCTTCTGAAAGGACAGGCTGGAGCGCATTGCTTAGTAATAAGCTGGAAGGTCTCAAGCAGGCATCTGTCGGCATACTCGACCAGGGTGCATCTACGGCCATTGGAATACTTGACAACGACTTTATTCTATAAGCTATGCCGGCACAGGGAGGTTTCAAGGAAAACGGAGCGTACAAGTTCTACGGCAGCGAATACGACAAGCTCTATCTCGCGGCCTGTCAGGTGAGGATATGGTTCCCGAATGAAAGCCGTGGCGCTGCAACCGTATATACCGAAGTGACCAGCGTTGAGATTCAGACGTCCTACAAGGATCCTGTCTCAACGGCAACGGTCATTCTGCCGAGGGGTTCAGTGATGAAGGTCATCGGACGGGACAAGAAAGTGGTCACGGGAAGCGGGACGAACCTGAATGACGAGGACAGCTACCTTGCCCAAAGCGATTTTGTAACGGATGGAACGACAAAGGCCACCGACGGCAAGGGAATCCGCAATGCAGCGCCCACGAAGGCTGACTACGGGTTCGTGAAGACACCGGACATCAAGATTGTCGGGGAGAATGAGCTGGGCGTAGGAAACAGAATTGAGATACAATGCGGCTATGTGGAGACTGAGGAAGACCTTGAGAGGGTGAGGAACGGGGAGGATATGGTTAGCGGTATGCAGAAGCTCTTTACAGGCACGATCATCGGCTGCTCAGCGACTTCACCCTTCAAGCTGGAATGCGAGGGAGGGCTTGCCGTGCTGAAGAAGATTACCAGCAAGAAGCAGATTGTGAAGAGGAACCTCACCATCAAGGAACTGTTCGGTGAGGACGGCCTGAACCTCCTTGCAGGCTCAGGGCTGAAGGTGTCGGAGCGTTCCCTTAACTCAGGCATCGCGGTCGGCACCATCGACTTCATGGCCAGCACGACCGTCATGGAGATTATCAAGAAGCTCAATGAGAGGGGCATCATGTCATGGCTGAACGATGAGGGTGAGGTTGAGTTTGGCGTGAACCTCTACATGAACGGGGTTGAGGAAACCGACCCGAAGTCAATCGCCTACGGAAACAGCGAGAGGACTTTCATCCAGTTTGACTGGCATGTGGCACAGGATAACCTTTCCGTGACGAGGGTTGAGAAGAACTACATCGCTATCAGGGCAAAGGCCCAGGTGGATGACAGCCACGTCATCAGCGTGCTCGCAAGGAAGGGTGACAAGGAGGAATGGATATTCCAGAACGTGAGGGACGTGAAGTACAAGAAATACAAGAAGAAGGCGGGTGGAACCACGGTCTATGACAGGACGCAGGCAAGGGACAGCTCGCTTGACGGCTATACCGTCGTGAGGTTCACTTCCACCACGGCAAAGAGCATGGAGGAGCTAAAGAAGGAAGCCCTCGCCTATTGGGGCAAGGTTAATCCGAACGCAATGGAGGGAACCGTCTCCGTGTTCGGTGACTGTGACGTGAAGGTTCCGTCCGTCGTCGGCCTCGTGGATCCCAGGAATCCTGAGAAGGAGGGCTTCTATCTCGTGGAATCCGTGTCCGTGGAGTTCTCGGTCGAGTCGGGCTACAGGAGGAACGTCAAGTTCTCCCATAAGCTCGGCGGCTTCGATGACGGGGCGATATATGTGGCAGACAACGTAATCAGCATATGAAAGAAAAATATAGGGTACTGAGAAGCGACATCGAGGAGAACTTCAGGAAGATGATCCTCGGCAAGATGGGCAACAAGAGGGGCCTGCCCCTTGGAAGCGAGATAGTGCACGGCTATGTGTGCGGCATCAATGATGACATGACCGTTGACGTGCAGGAGTTCGACACTGAGGAGACCGAGGACTGGGACTATCAGCCCATAGGCTTCCACAAGGGTGTGCGCCTCAACTCGACCGCTGACATGAAGGACGGCTACGTGCTCATACCCCAGATGTATTCGGAGGTGGCCATCAGAAGGGATCCCGATACGATGGAGGAGTTCATAGTAGGTTATTCAAGCATCGGCGACATAAGGCTGAAGGCGGTTGACAAGGTTGAGATATGCGTTGAGGAGGTGGAGCCTTTCAGGGAAACCAAGGAAGGTCTCGACAAGGACTATTTCGAGCTTGAGAAGACCGGGAAGAAGGCCGGCATCAGATGTACTTCAAAGGAGGGCGGCAAGATAGAGGAGTTCGTGGACGATGGCTATACGAGGACGGTTACTAAGGACGAGGACAAGATAGTGTTCGGTGATGTCACCATTACGAGGAAAAGCGACGGCAACATCAGCGTGGCATCTGGCAGCGCGACCATCAACATAAAGAGCGACGGCACGATGGAGTTTGACGGAAACTCTAACTGGATGGTGAAGTACAACGAGTTACAGCAGTTCCTCAGCAAGCTCCTTAACCTCATAGGAACCGGGACGGCTGGCGGCTCTCCCCTTACGACGGCACCTCAGATCATGGCGATGGCCTCAGAGATACCCAATTTTAAATCAGCTAAACTCAAATTAGGATCATAATGGCAGCTAACGATACAAACCTTGCGGCATTTGCCTCACTTGACACCTCACCTCAGCTTGGATTGGCCATAGCTGGCGTACTTACCGATTCAGCAACGAACACGCTCATATCTCAGGGCAACACCTCACCATCCAGCAGCGATATTCAGCAGATGGTGGAGAACTGGACGGGGAATAGCGGCGGCTTGCAGAAACAGTTCCTTGAGAAGCTGGTGCATGATACTGAGATCAAGTTCACCTATGCGGCCAACATCATAGATGCGATTACGTCCCAGCTTGCGGCCATCAATGCCTTGTCAGTCATCACGTCGGCAAACGCCCCTGAAGTTCTCACCTTGTCACAGGCCACGGCCAACGTCATGAAGGTGCAGATAAAGGCGGAGCTGAGCTGTGCGCTGATAGCCCTTTCGGACGTTATCAGGAACCATATTGAGATGAACAGGCAGATACCGGCCACCGTAACGACCTATATCGGCAAGGCAAATGCCATGAAAAGCGCCGTGGGGTTATCCTGAGTTTAGGAAGCTCCGCCTTTTTGTCTATTATGTTTTAAGATGGCAAAGGATATACTTATCGACATTGACGAGAGGGACGTGCTTGTAGGGAACGAAGGTGCGGGCACGAGGACGTTCTTTGACGTCATCTGGGGTGACATACTGGATGGCGATGACGGCAGCAAGCTCTATGCGAACGTCGTTATCCCCACCAACCACATCAATACGCTCACCCCTGGAAGCGACGGATGCTACTACATGTACATCAAGTCCGACTATATGCCTTCGAACAGGTATTTCTACTTCAGGTTCGTCTATAGTGTCGAGGTATATAGGCCGATATCCGACTTCGATGCCAACCTCCCGAGCGAGGCCCCGGCATATTCCTACGTCTTCACCGACGAATATGCGAGGAAGATCATGGCCTCCCAGCTGATGATGGTGAACGTTGACGGCTACTACCTGATACGCTTCTACAAGAGCGGCTACGACATATTTGACAGGGCTTACCTTTATGACGGTCTTGAGACCGACTTCCTCTCAGGATACAGCGATGACCAGAGCGCCCAGGTGCTTGCCATCTGTGACGCGGGGAAGCATTACCGCTACCCCACCACCGGCATCGGAATTACTGACTACATCAATTCCGTAGTCACCAACTCGGATATTGCCGGGAAGATTCTCAGTCAGTATGAATCGGACGGTGTTTCCGTAAGCGATGCGTCGTTCACCTCGGCAACAGGCAGGCTTCAGGTGGAGCTTGCAGCCAAGGAGCCGGACGTGGAGGCCGTTCCCCTCATATCCATCGACAAGCTGGACATGAGCATCATATCGGCCATGACTGACAGCTACATGAGGGCCATGAACTACATGGATACCTCGAACAAGGAGCTGTTCCTCTCGCTGATGGCCGAATATGAGGAGTATATCGGGCTGATGTTCCTCAATGACAGTACCTCAACCATGCACCTGCTTACTGAGACCGTGGAGGCTGGCCAGATACTCAACGCGGACGGTACGACAAGCGCATCCGCAAGCTATACCACCGTCACCGTCAGCATGGAATCGGGTGTGTTCGTTGTCTTTGACGTACCACACTACAATTCGGACGAGGAGCATCCTGTCATGTGCCTGTACGACTCATACGGTACGATGGTGTTTGCCGATACCGTGGGGGCTGACAGGAGTCTTGGGAACGAATACATGCAATGCGCCTACATAGCCAAGCCGTGCGTCATGAAATATTCCATACTCACGGAGGACTATGAGGCAGGACACGGTATCTTCCAGCTTGAGGATACCTGGGACAACTACAAGAACATTGCCATCATCCCGGTGGATTCGATTACCGGGGATGTGAGCGGACTGATATATGTCGGCTCCAACATAACCGACATCGTAGAGAACGTGAACAGTGGTGAAATCATAACGAACCGAGTCTAATGGGAAACGTCATCAGCATAGGAAAGAAGCCAGTCTATAGGGGTGTCTATAACTCCACGGTCAAATACTACAGTGAGAACATGGTGGCCATGTGTGCCTGCATGTTCCAGTGCGTAGCCCCGTCCATCGTCGGGGTTCCACCAATCACCATAGACGGCAGCGGGACGGCCTCGTTCGCCAACACGTCATCATGGAACGTGATCATAGACAACCTCTCGCTCTACAACAACATCACCTACGTTGAGGAAAAGACGAGCCTCATCAGGAACACCGTGGATGAGTTCGTCGTGACTATCTCGGACGATTGGGCTGAGGACACGGACTATGCGGTGGGGAACTACGTGATCAGGGGAGGTGCCCTGTATGAGTGTATCGAGCCGCATAACTCAGGAAGCACGTTTGACCCGACGAAATGGGAGCAGACCACCATCGCGAACATGGTGGACACCCTCAGCGCGGACATCGTGAGGATCAACAGGGCCATATCGAGCATCGTGGATTCTGACATCTACCTTACCGAAAGCGAGTATGAGGCACTCGTGGAGGCCGGTGAGGTGGATCCTGACAAGAGGTACTTTACCTACGAGGACGAATGATATACAGGAACAGCCAGGAAACGACGGGCATCTACCATGCAGGCAGGGCTATAACCGCAGTATATACTGGGTTAAGGCTCGTATGGCAGAACGTCAGGAGTTGCTTTGGCAAGGGTTACTGGATAGACGAGAAGCCGTGGGACGATTCTGACGGCTGGAGTGACGGAATTTAAAAAACAAGATATAATGGCAAAGAAGGATTTATATACCGAGGATATTGACAAGCACGTGAACTGGAACGGTGACGAGACCACCGGCGGCAAGAAAGTCCGTGGCGACAAGGTTCAGAAGTTCATCAAGGACACTTTCGAGGGAAAGGTGGGGTACGTCCATACCGACACCGATGAAGCGAGGTGCTATGCCTTTGCCGATGAGGAGGAGTACAAGAAGTGGGAAGCGGACGGAAGGACTAAGAACACCTATATCTCGACATGGGAAGCCCCTGCCAACTATTCCGCTGAGATTATCGACAACGACGGTGCTGCCATCAGGTATGTAGCCGTTGACGATAAGGACGTATATCTCAACTTTACTCCCAGGATCACCAACAAGAACGGCCAGAACACCAACGAATCCGTAGCCGTCACCATCACCTACTCCAACAACGGCACGAACGTCGCGGTGACGAACAGCTACATATCCGGCACGTCTGTATCAATCCTGATGGACAGCTACCTTCAGGTCGGCACCAACTCCATTACCATCAAGGTGACTGGTGCAAGCTCAAAGGCCACCACCTCCATCGGTATCACGGTGTACAAGCTTGCCCTTACCCTCACCTCCACCTTTGCATTCAACGATATGTTCCAGGCTGGGTATGTGAACGTACCCTATCACCTTGAGGGAAACGGAACCAAGACCGTTGAGATATTCCTTGACGGCACGAAGATAGGTGATTCAAGTACCTATTCAACCAAGACAGACAACTCATTCAACGTCAACATAATAAGTGAGGGCATCCATACCATCCAGTTAAGGGCTTTCATCGACAACAACGGTACGGCATTCTATTCCAGGACGCTGTATTACCAGATTGTCGTTGGCGCGCTTGACCATATCGGCTTTGCCATGGGCGCAGAGCTTCCAAGGGGCGGGCTCATCACGTCTGACAAGTCGGTGGCCCTGACAGGTGAGCAGTTTGCGAGGATCAGTTTCGACTGGGCCATCATCACTTCAAGGAGTGCGACTTATTCCGTGGTGTTCAATGACGGCACAAGGGACGTCAGCTCTGTTACCACTTCAAGCGGCCAGCTCCATACGTTCACCTATCTCTCCAAGACCGCAGGCATAGTAACCATCAGGGTTTCCTACGGATCGGAGGAACTGGAGATACCCATCACGTTCGTTGAAAGCACGCTGAAGATAAGCGACTATACGAACGACCTTATCCTTGACCTTTCCGCTGAAGGGCGTTCCAACAGCGACACGGACAGGGACAGGTGGGTCTCAAACGGCTATTCATCCATCTTCAACGACTTCGCATGGAGCAAGAGGAGCGGCTGGAACGGACAGGCTCTCGTTATCTCAAACGGCGCTACGCTCGACGTGGATATCAGGCCGTTCTCATTCAACCCGACATCAAGGGGAATGACCATCGAGATAGAGTTTGAGACGGCTGACGTTGAGGACGAGGAGGCCGTAATCTGCCGTTGCGGTTCGGGTTCCAGCGGCCTTACGATCACACCGGTAAACGCAACGCTGGAGGCAACCGGAGGCTCCAAGATATTCACAGAGTTCAGGAACGACGAGCGCATCAGGCTTGCATTCGTCATCAACCCCTATTCTGGCGTTACGGACTCGAAGCTCCTGTATATCGTCAACAACGGTATCAATGAGCGTGGAAGATCCTATGCCACACAGAATGACTTCAACATCTCCGACACGCTCCACTTCTATTCTACGGACGCGACCATCAAGATATACAACATCAGGATCTACCAGCAGGCCGTTCCAGTGAACAACCTCCTGGACAACCGCATCATCAGCTCAGACAACATATCCGCCCTGTTTGAGAAGAACGACATCTATGAGGACGGCAAGGTGTCGCTGACGAAGCTGAGGAACATGATCCCCGTCATGTGCATCACCCACATCAACAGGAGCGGAAACCCCTCGCTGCTCTCACTCAGTGACAAGAACACGCGCTCCTACAACAACGTGGAATACACGAACCCGTTTGACCCGACGAGGAACTTCACGGCCTTCAACATGCGCTGGAGGCTTCAGGGTACTTCATCGCTCAAGTATCCGAGGAAGAACTTCAGGTTCTACACCAAGTACTGCGACTATCTCTATGATGCTGACGGAATCGAGATCACCAGCAAGAAATACTCGTTCAAGGTAGGTTCCATCCCGGTGAACTGCTTCTGCCTGAAGGCCGATGCAGCGGAATCCTCAGGAACGCACAACACAGGTATTGCAAGGCTCGTGAACGATGCCATGAAGAACATGAGGATATCATCGAGCGTGGCAGCCAAGTACGGGAAGTCATACGACACCGAATACCTTGGCAAGACGCAGGCCCAGATAAACGCCGAGAACAACGGCTATGAATACGACGTGAGAACCTGTATCGACGGTTTCCCGATCGTGGTCTTCTACCGCTATTCCGACGTGAGCGACTGGATCTTCCTCGGCCAGTACAACTTCAACAACGACAAGTCAACGGAGGACGTGTTCGGCTTCACAGGAGAGAATGCAACAGGCCATTCGGAGTGCTGGGAATGCCTTGACAACACCAATCCCAACGCCCTCTTCACGGACATCTCAAACTGGTATGAGGACGTCACGGACGAGGAAGGGAGTACCGTCAAGGGCTGGGAGCGCGCATTCGAGGCACGCTATCCCGATGATGGCTCGGACGCTAACACGGCCAACCTCTATACGTTCGCCACATGGCTCGTAGGCTCAACCGTAGGCTCCGCAAAGTTCACGGCTGAGAAGTGGGAACACATGGACGTATGGAAGATGGCGGCCTACTACGTCTATCTGATGAGGTTCGCAGGTGCCGACCAGTTTGTGAAGAACTCCATGCTGACAACCGAGGACGGCGAGCATTGGTACTACATCAACTACGATAACGATACGGTCATGGGTCTGGAGAACAACGGAGACCTGACCGTACCGTTCAATGCAGACCGCCAGACACAGGCAGCCGACATGACATACGTATTCGCAGGACACAACTCAAAGCTCTGGAACTGCCTTGAGGGAGACGCTGAGTTTATGAACATCGTGAAGGACGTTGACCAGGCACTCTACGGCTACTACAACTACGAGTCATGCTGCAGGATGTTCGACGAGGAGCAGTCTGACAAGTGGTGCGAGGCCATCTACAACGAGAACGGACGCTACAAGTATATTGAGCCATACCTTGCCGGAACCGACTACCTTGCCATGCTTCAGGGTTCGCGTAAGTCACACCGTCACTACTGGCTCTCACACCGTTTTGAGATGCTGGACGCACGGTGGGGCACCGGCAGCTTCATCCAGAACTCCATCGAGTTCAAGTGCAATACGGGAACGGTGGTGACGGCTGAAAAGAAGCTCACCATCATCGCCGGAAAGAAGCTTAACTATGCCTGGGGCCTTGATAACGCAATCTATGAACACACCGGCGTACTCGATGCGAACGAGACCAAGGTATTCGTCCCATACGATCAGGGCGTGAGGGAACTTGCCATCGGTAACTCCGTATGTATCTACCCAGCCCCCTGCATCGAGGGCATAGACGTGTCTGACTTTGCCGATACCATGCGAGAGATACACTTCTCAAAGGCAGCCAACGGATTCACCGGCTGCTACCTGAAGAGGCTCATCATCGGAGGCGCTTCGGTAAACAACCAGCTCGACTTCAACATGGACGGCCTGACAGCCATCGGAAGCGTGGAGTATATAGACGTGAGGGGATTCCACAGGATGACCTCGCTCGACCTCTCAACGCTCATCAACCTCCATACGTTCCTTGCGGAGAACAGCGGAATCACCTCGTTCATACCGTCCTCAGGCTGCGTTCTTGAATCGGTTTCGCTCCCATCCAGCATCCAGACGCTTGAGCTCGTTGACGTGACGGTTCCGACCATCAATACGTTTGCATACGTCCCGACCAGCACACTCCAGTACCTCACCCTCAGGAACGTGAAGGGTGACGGCATTGACTCGCTCGCCTTCATCATGACATGGCTGAATGCCATCGGGGATGACGATGAGAGGCTGGCCGAGGTTGAGCTTACAGCGACGAACGTGGCTTGGAGCAACGTGACCATTGATCAGCTGTTTGCCATCGGAAAGATCAAGAACAGGACATTCTCGGGCATCGCATCGCTCTCGACCACACCGAGCGAGGAAGACCTGCAGAAACTCATCGAGCTTTACGGAACCGACTGCTTCAGGGCTGATGCGCTGTTCATGATCGACGCTGAGGGAGGTACGCTTTTCTACGGCCCCAGCACCCTGAAGTCTGGAGAGGAAAGCTACTACGGCTATATCGGATTCCCCATCACGGGAGGCTCCTCACAGTATTCACTCCTTATTCCAGGAGGCGTGTATAACGAAACCACCGGGCTGTATGAATACGATACCGTGACGCTGAATCCTGAGACCGGCCTTCTGCTTACGACTGAGAGCGGTACGGACTGCGATTTCGTCATCAGGGCCAAGTCGAACTTCGATGACAGCGTATATTTCGACAAGCAGGTAAGCGTCACGGCAAGGTCTTACCCCCAGAGCGTCACCCTTACCGTTGACAGGGAGAACATCAGCAGCACCTCACAGGAATGTATCTTCACGGCAGAGCTTTCCCCTGAGGTGTTTGACGGAACCGTAAGCGTCGCATGGAGCTGGAACGACAACAATTTCTACAAGATATCGGAATGGAAGGTTGACAACAACACCTATTGTGCCAAGTTCGGGACGGTGTATATCCCAGACAAGCTGCTTGAGGTTGATGTGACCGCCACCTTCACGACCTATATCGGAGGCGTCGTTGCGGATTCGTCCTATGTCGTGGTAAGCAGCAAGGCCATTGCCATGACGAACAGGACGAACCCTGAGGCAATGGCAGCTACATACGCGGCTGGATTCAGCAACAGCAGCAGGGTTCTTAGCGTTGAGGAAGCCGAGGCAGTCACGAGCCTTGGCATGGCCTATGCCGGATCAGACATCGTGACCTTTGACGAGTTTAAGTATTTCACGGGTCTCACCTCCATTCAAGCAGGTGCGTTTGCGAGGTGCCTGAGCCTTGAGGAAATCACCATCCCGGATTGTCAGGCCACTATTGGCGATGCACTCTTTGAAGGCTGTGCATCCCTTGGGAAGATAACGCTCGACCATCCTACATGGAGCAACAGGTATCTCGGAAGCGGAACCGCATTGTCCGAATATGCCGTGGGAGCTGAGAACTCTAACCTCAGGAACTTTAACGGCATCATATACGACGTGCTGGGAACGGAGCTCTATGCAGTGCCTGTAACCGTCACAGAGATAGCGTTTGAAAATACCATGACGGCCATCCATGCAGGTGCGATGGCTTACTGTGACATAGAGGAAGTGACAATACCGACAGTCGTTACAGTCGTTCCCGATCAGATGTGTAAGGGCTGCACTTCCCTTGTCACGGCCATCCTCTCGACCGGAACCATAAGCGTTGGCGCAAAGGCTTTCGAGGGCTGCGCTGCGCTGAAGAAGCTTGAGGTAAGGACGGCATCAGTACCTACCCTCGTCAATGCGGATGCGTTTGCAAGCACCCCCATCAATGGAGGCGCGGGCTATATCTATGCGACTACCGATACATGGGAGGACTTCAAGGCCGCTACCAACTGGATCACGTATGCCAGCAACATCATCGCCTACATCATCTTTGAGGACGCTGAGGTCAGCAGGATATGTTGCACGACCTGGGGTGACTATATCGAGGTGAAGGTGACTACGGTCATTACCGACGAAAGCGACGTGGTGGACATCACGACCGTCACAACCCCCGTATCCATGAGGAACACCACCGCTACAAGGGGAGCATCTGTCACTGAGACATCTACGAGGGCCAAGACTTCGGAAGATACGGCAGGCTCTACGACCACGACCACGAAGACGCCTGTCAGTATGACGACCCAGCAGGCCGCGGCTGTAAGTTCAATCGGGACTGCGTTCGGCCACAATACCATCATTGATAGTTTTGTTGAAGAGATGCTTAACTTCACAGGTTTACCCAACACGTATAATTCTATTTATTATCAAAGCAGCATTCGTCTTGCAATTTGCCCACCTAATATTACGTCTATTTATCAAAGAACATTTCAGGAATGCCGTAACCTTCTTGCCTGTGCTATCCCTGCTTCGTGTACGAGTTGGGGAGACTTGTGCTTCTACAATGCGACGAGCCTAAAAGCACTGATATTATTCAGCAAAACGCCAATGGGATATTATCGCCAGCTTCAAGGTTGTCCCACGAAACTATACGTACCCGATGACTCAGTAGATACTTACAAAGGAACTTGGACTTCCTTTGTTTCAAGAATTTACGGACACTCTCAACTCGCCATAGACTATCCCGAATATTACGAGCGGTTTATCCACATCTATGATTGAAAAGTCAGCCCCATGTTAAATCTCTCATTATCTACACGCTGGTTGTGCATCACCTCGCTCTCCGTGAGTTGCCTACTGTATATACGAATGCTATATACCATACACTCTATATAGTCAGAATCGTTTCTGCCACCCAGTGTTGTGATATTATTTTTCACATCATAGGATTTATAAGCACTCGTACCTGGATATATAACTCCATTCAACATTTTCGGCTTATTGTTCCCGCAATGACTCATGACTATTATGTCTGGCCTGGGATTGACTTTCCATACTATATTACCCCAACCAGACGGGCAGGTGTAGAAGCCATCAGACTGTACGATACAGCAATTGTCGTCTTGGCGGCCAGAACAATAGATTGCGCCAGTGCCACTATTGATATTTTTTGCACAAATCTCAAATTGGTTGCGGCTGGGGATGAAAGAACTTGCAACTAACGAACCTTGGCCGTCCATGTGTATGCAATTACTTTCTATCGCCGAGTGTTCTGAATACGGGAATTTCAGTGTACCGCTGATAATATCAGTCCATGCAGAAGAATCACCCCCTTTGTCTATTCCGTCGAAGTGAACTACCATGCCTTCTGCAACATAACCATAGTTATCCATAGATTGTGGGAAATAGTTGCAGTACGCTTCGAATGAGAAACCACTATCGCGCAGAGTCCCGATTGGACTATATTGAAAATGGTGCAAAAAAAATAAGATTCCGCACCCTTTTGTCAATTAATGTGCCCTCAGGCTGTTTAACAGCACATCATCGGACAGTTTGATATATCCCTCAGTCGTGATAACCGAGGCATGGCCGAGAATCTGCTGGACGGTATGGATCGGAGCACCGTTCTTGATGAGGTTGTGGGCAGCACTGACACGACCGCAATGGAAGCTGATATGCCGCTCTATGCCTATGCGTCTCAGAACCCTTATGATATTATTGTTGCATACGGAATTAGTAGGAACGTCAAACAGCGGCTCCGTATCATCCTTCCCCATATCGAGGAGGCAGACGGACGCGCCTCCAGAAAGCTCCGACAAAGGTATGTGCGTCTCATGGTCAGTTTTCTGCGACTTGAATATAAGCCAGGTGACGCCATTGATCGTTGATATATTCTTTTTCGTGATCCTCTTTATATCAGAATACCTGACACCGGTATAGCAGGAGAACAGGAATGCCCTTATGCTTTCTCTCTCAAAGGGGTTTTTGAGAGTGTTGACAATATGGAACAGCTTGCAGATTTCCGTCTCGGTGAGAAAGTTCTTGTGGGTGCGGGCATATTTATTACGGTAGCCTGCAAACGGGTCTTGCGTCATAAGGTCATCAGCAATGGCTACGTTTACGTACCTGTGCAATATCTTCATGAACTTGACTACGGTATTCTGGGCATATCCCTTGCCTATCAGATATTCATCGAACTCTCGTATCAGTTTTTTGTTGACCTCAGCAAAGGATATGTCACCCCTGAAACATACCAGCTGAGTAAGCATGTTCCTGTGATTTCCCTTTGTTCCCTCGCTCAACCGTGGGTTTTCTATCTGCTTCTCTATCCATTTGGTGAATGACGGAGATTCGGTTTTGTTATTGTTCAGATAGAAATAGACGGGGTTACTGGAGAGATGAGAACAGTCCCCAGACTCCTGTACATAGCAAATGTTATCCACCTGGATCTGGATCCTCACGTTGGATCCGCTCAACGATTCGGCAACAAAGCCGACCATAGCCTGAATATTCATAGAATAAGTTTTGTTTTGATGAACAAGTACCAGGATTCCATGACGGAAAGACGGTGCGCGATACTTGCATGACGCTTTCCGTCCGGCTGCAAAGATAGGTAACGGTGCATATATCCCGTATGTTTATTAACCTTTTTTACCGAGGTTTTTCAAAATCGTAATCCCGCAAGCCAAAAAAGACTATTATAGTACAAAACGAAATCGAATGGTTATCGAAGGGAATCACATCATTGCCGACGAGGGGAAAGTCCTCAGGAGAAAATCTGACAAGCAGGTGTTCAACAGGGAACTCTGGCTTGGGAAGGCTTTCTATATCAACGGCAAGAAACTCGCCGAGCCGGTGGATGAGAAGCCGTCAGACTATGAGGACGTTGAGGAAGCCGCTGCCGTGGCCGAATATGACAAGATGATTGCCATGAGGAAGGCGAAGATAGAGATGATAACGGCCTACGACCTTTCCTCCGCCGTTAACGGATTCACGTTCAACGGTATCAGGATGTGGCTCGACAAGGCCACGAGGATGAGCCTGAGGAACAGCGTGGAGATTACGAAGGCAGCCGGTGGGACATCATACGCATTCTGGTGGGACATGGACAAGTACGAGATTGAGTGTGACCTGTTCCTTGAGATGCTTTCAGCCCTTGAGATATACGCCATCAACTGCTATGCCACCACCGAGAGGCACAAGTCTGAGGTCAATTCCCTCTGCGACCTGATGGATATCGAGGTATATGACATAACGGTGGGCTATCCCCCGCAACCAGTATTCAAGAATGACAATAAAGTACGCATACAGGAGAATCAGGAGAAGGTGGAAGAGTAGGATGCCCATCTTCTTTCGCTGGCTTTCGATGGCTGCAGCCGGAATATCGGCCGTAGCCCTTGCCGTCAATACGTCCATGACTGAGGGCGGCGCTGAGATTCCCGCATGGTGGTCAGCCATATACCCATACCTCATAGGCATAGGGGCTGGCATAGTGGCCACCAGCAAGTTCACGATGGTACATAAGAACAACAGGAACAATGAGTTGGATCACGGAGAGCCATAGGTATCTGCATCTGATAGGAGGATTCATCATAGGTATCCTCTCGCTGGGTTCATGGCACACGGCATTGGTAAGCGGTGTCGGTATCGCATCGGCCCTTGAGTTCAAGGACGTGGACTGGAAGGGAAACTGGGACTGGGTTGACTGGATCTTGACAATAGCCGGAACCGCGATAGGTTTTGGCACAGTATTCACCATAAAAACGTTTTTAATATGAAGGATTTGATTAACTGGATCTATGCCATCATAGGCATTGTCCTTGCGGTTGGTTCTGCATTGAATGAGGGTATCGGCACCGGAGCATGGGCCGGAGTGGTCTATGCGCTTGCCTTCGGAATCATCATCGGATTCGGAGAGAAGCTGATGCGCCAGATTTCATGGAAGACCGTCGGCCTGCGTTGCGCCTTCTGCGTTGCAGCCGCCATCGTAGCCGCCATCGCATGTACGTTCGTCTGAACTTGCTACGCTTCTTGTGTCGCCGGGACATGGTTTCATACCGTGCCCCGGTTTTTAATGCCGTGAGACAAAAATAACTATTATATAAAAAATTCAGAAGGATGCCAGTATATACCGTAAGGACAGGTGAGAATATCTATGACGTTGCCGTAAACCTATATGGCAGCATAGAGGGTATATTCGACCTCCTTGTTTCCAACCAGGAGGCCATCAACGGCTCCCCCCTGACGATTGACACGGAACTGAAGAGCGGCATGAAGCTCAGCTACCATGATGATTTCGTCATCAACCAGGACATAAGGAAATGGCTCGCGGACAATGGCGAGGTC